AAAATGACCGACAAATCTCTATCGCCGCAGGATCTGAGCCTGCTCGACGACAATGCCGAGTCCGCCGATCCGGCCCCGAGCGGCGACGCGCCGGTGGCCGACGCCGCCACAAAGGAAGCGGAGACCCCGGCCGCCAAGCCGAATGCCTCCGTATTCGATGACGATGTTGGGGCTGAAGACGGTAAGGATGACAGCAAGGGCGAGGATAAGGGCGCCAAGGGCGAATCCGAAACCCCGGCCGACGACAAGGCCAAGGACGAGAGCAAGGGCGAAGAGGCCGCCAAGGATGCCCCGGCTGACGCCGATGGGGCGTGGCGCAATCGTATCGCCGATCGCATCTTGGCCCCGGCGAAGGATAAGCTGAGCGCGGCGAAGTTCGAGAAGCGCCAGGAGCAGGTGCTCAAGCAGCTTGGCCGCTACAAGTCGATCGACGATGCGATTGCGGCTGGCTTCTTGGCGCAAGAAAGACTGCGCTCCGGCGACCATAAGCGCCTTGCCGCCGATGCGACGCCGGAAGAGGCGGCTGCCTGGCGCAAGGAAAACGATATCCCGGAATCGGCCGAGAATTATTCTATCCCACAGGTTCCGGGGTACGAGTGGACCCAGGCCGACCAGCCGATGCTCGATGCGTTCAAGCCGGTTGCGCACGAAGCGAATCTGACGCAAGCTCAAGTCAATAGGCTTGTTGACTTCCAGATAAAGCAGCAACAGCGCGCCACCGCAGAGTATGAGGCGGCCCTCGCCAAGGCTGACGCGCAGGACAAGGAAGATTGTCTCGACGTTCTGCGCGCCGAATACGGCCTCGCCGAGTTCAAGCCGAACATGAACATTATGAAGCGCCTCATCAATGATGATGAGGTCTTCGGCGGTGCAGCAGAGAAGATCATCAGCGCCCGGTATTTCGACGAGGATAGCGGCCAGTGGCGCCGGCTGACCTCGCTGCCGGAGATCGCGCGCGGACTGATCTCGCTGGCGAGCGACCGCTACGGCGAGGGCGCGATGGCTGGCGGCGACGCGCGGGCGGTTTCGACGAACCGGATCAGTGAGCTGGAGAAGCTCATGAACACGAATTACGACGAGTATGTGCGCTCTGGTGCGGCGGATGAACTGTTGAAGCTGCGCCAGGATCAGGAGGCGCGGGACGCCAAGCGGCGCCGGTAACGGAAAACGGCGACGCCTTCATGGGGTCGTCGCCGTTCCATCATGTCTCCGAACTTGAGTTTTATAGCAAAACATTAGTCCCTTTTCAAGAGACACGCGCGGGCGGCCACCCTGTTCCACAGCCCCGCAACAAGCGCGTCAGCATGCCCCGCCATACGGAAAGCCCCGAATCGCACGGCCACCGGCGGCCCCTCACTGAGGCCAACCCGCTATATAGGTCCAGCAAGTATTCGGCCAACCTATCCCGACGGCTCGAACCTAACCCAGCAATCATTTTGGAGGATTACTGAAATGGCCGATAGTGCATTTCAGACAACCTACCGGAATGAACACATTGCCGCGTTCGAGCAGAACTACTCAATGCTCCGCGCTACTTGTGTTCAGGAAGCGGTGATCAAGGGAAATTCTGCGGTGTTCTTGGTCTCCGGTTCTGGAGGTCTATCCGCAGTCACCCGAGGCGTCAACGGCCTCATCCCGTATTCCACCGTGGAAAACGTGCAGAACACCTGCACACTTGTGGAATACCACGCGCCGTGAACCAATAATCACGCGGCTTTTGCTCTAAAAAACAAGGAAGCCCCTTGATTACAGGGGTCACTTGATGGAAGATGTAAGCCTATCCATCACCTTAAGAGATAGGCAATGAACGAGACGCTTGCGAAGTATTTGGCAGGATTATTTGACGCCGACGGATCAGTTTCATTTGCGTTCCTGGAAACCAAGAAAGGTAGCGGTTTACACAGGTGCGCCCTTAGAGTTGAAATATCAGCCTCGTCCGCAGTGGACCGGCATGGCTTCATCTCAGGGCTGCCTAAAGAAACCGGTTTCGGCGCCACGTATACGCGAGACTACCGAAGCGCTCACAGCGATAATGAGTTTTTCCGCTGGAGCGTTCAGTCGAGCAGGGACGTGGAGATGCTCATCCCCAGGCTGATAAAGCATAGCTGCGTAAAGGCTCGCCACATGCAGCGCATGCTCGACACTTGGAGGGGGCTCCGGGGAACTGACCTTTCCCGGGACAGGTGCGATGAACTCAGAGAATTCAGCAGGAATTCCAGAACTGACTCCGGCCCATTGAAACCCAAGAATCACCCCACCTGGGCGTGGCTCGCGGGATACATAGATGGGAACGGAACGCTGAACTTAGCCAAATACAAGTCGCAGAGAAATGTAACATGCAGAGTAAGCTTGACATGCCACGTTGGTGATGCTCACATCCTTGAATTCGTGAAGAAAGCTCACGGCGGATACATCATCCCACACGGCACAAATGCTAACTGCGTGGTTTGGAAGAGAAGCCTCGGCAAGAGCGACGCCTCCTATGCGCTCAGATTCCTTCCAAAGCTAGTTAGGCACTCACGGCTGAAGCGCCATAAACTAGAGCAGATGATCTCGTTCCATCACCAGCAACGACTAACTGAGCAAACCTCTGCGGAGGGTGTCATAGTCTAATCGCAGAAAGCTGCGATTGATGAACGTACTGGTAGATAGTTGCCAGTTTTCCGATTCTGGATAACGGGGAAACGCCATCAGGCGCAACCCGATGCAAGGCTTACCTCGCCCCGCGACATTGAGGGCAGGATCGGCTAAACGCCAGCCAGCAGCAACGACTGAGCGAATCGGGGCCTACGGGTCGAGCGACAGTCTGGCGCACCAAAGTGTGCGTTGTTCAACATCTTCGCGTCGCAGGGCGACCAGCGCCGCATCATGCAGAACGCCTCCGTCTCGGTGCTGAACCGGAACATCGACCAGGTTATCCTGGACGAACTCGACACAGCAACCCTGACGACCGGCTCCGCCGTCAAGGCGAATCTTCCGCTGGTCATGAAGGCTCTCGTTATTCTCGGTAATAACGAAGTCCCGACCAACGAAGAAGACAATATGTTCGCAGTCATCAGCCCGGCGTTTCTCGGGTATTTGATGCAGACGACCGAATTTGCTTCGGCTGATTACGTCGAAGTGAAGCCGTTCTCCGGTCCCGTGCGCCGTATGCGTCGCTGGGCCGGCATCAACTGGCTGCTGCATCCCAATGTTCCCGGCGTCGGCACTTCCTCGGAATCTTGCTTCCTCTACCACAAGAACGCGATCGGCCATGCTGCAAACAGCAAGGAGATGGCTGTCCTGGTGGACTATGACGGCAAGCAGGATCTCTCCTGGTCCCGTGCCACGCTGTTCCATGGCGCCAAGAAGCTTCAGAATTCGGGGATCGTCAAAATGGTCCACGATGGAAGCGAATACGTGGCGAGCTAATTGAAACACATTAGCTAAAGGAGCACTATCAATGGCTTACTCAACTGCAAATCGCCCCTACGCCACTGTCGTTCCTGTGGGTGGCGGCTTCGGCGCCGGCTCTTCCGATGTCGGTGGCGGTCGCTGGGCGTATCGCTCCAGCGATCCGCTCGCAACGGTTGCAACGACTGGCTACTTCACCGATGGCTATAAGATGGGCATCCGTGCGGGCGATATCATTGACTTCATCCGCCTGACCACGGCTGGCGTGCCGGCGGCGCTTCATGTGCTGCTGGTGTCATCGGTCTCGACTAACGGCGCGAGCCCGACGATCATCTCGGCTTCCTCGACCTAATAACGGGTTGAGGTCCACCGGCTGGGCGGAGATTTCCTCGGTCTTCGCCCAGCTTCTCAACCTCTAAAGGCAATCATGACCGAAGAGAAAGCATTGCGTGCGGGCGGACTGAAGCGGGCCGATATGGCTGACATGCAGTTCCCGCATTACTTCGAAATCCTACCCGAAGACGTTGATTATAGCGACGTTTTCCACCCGGCATTCTGGCGCCACCACAAGAGCGTCAAGATGCATTCACTGATCCGCTTGCGCAGCGCGTCGGGCGCGTTCGACATCGACGTGACTGTGGTGCGCATCCTGCCGAGCGGCGTGCTCGTTGAATTCCGTGGCGGCCGCCCGCCGGCCGGGGTCAACCCCTATCAGGCCGAGAGCGAGGCGCTCAAGGAAGCGCTGCGCCAGAAGCCCGCGCCGATTGACGCCGAGGGCAAGCTCGTCATCCGCGTGGACCACACGCCCAAGACCAAGTGGCGCATTATCGGCCTCGATCACGTCGAGATCAAGCGCGGCTTTGAGAACAAGTCCGACGCCGAAGCCGAGCGGCAGATCTACCTCGCTCAGCTCAACATGCGCGATCCCACCCCTGACGAGATCGCGGCGGAGATGAAGCGCCGCGCCGGCG